GGTTCAATAATTTCTGGCTCACCCTTACCCCATATTGAATGATCATCCCCATAGTTTTTAAACATACATAAAGGAATGAATGGATAAGGACTAGGAATATGTTGAAGAAGAACATCACCACAATAAGTTGCAAGATATAAATCATCTCCATCATAATACCAACACTCCTTCAATAATGCTTGTCCACCACCATAATCACTATCTGCTGATGTGCTTATAGGTGATTTTTCCATGTAATTTGTCTCAGCACCAGTTGTATCAGTTAATTGGGTTATGTTATCATCTTCTTTTTGTTGGTGTATAAATGACCTGTATTCATCTAACTTACCTTCTGGCTTTACTTCTTTGCCATATTTGGCTTTTATTTCATCTACATATGTAGGTGTAGCAAAGGTTACACACTTTGCATTTTCAATATTGTTTGCTAGTGGATCAAAAAATACAGTATAAATATCAGGATTAGTAATAACAAGTTTACCATTATTATCACTTACTTTTAAAAATCCATTACCATAAATCAAACCATCCCTTTTCATACCATTGACTGCTCTCCAAGCCTTAGACTCATCAAACTGTGCATCTAGTATTTCTCTAGCCATTGAAACAGATCCAAGCTGAGATTCTCTTTTAGGCATAATATCAACAACTGGTTTTCTATCTGTGAGTATAGAATAAATAGTTTCTACAATACTAAATGGTGTAGGGACTTCAATTCTAGATTTGTATTTAGGAAGGTTAAAAG